TGATCGAGTTAGAGTTGATGCGGCTATTCATGGCAGATCCCGATAACTTTCGCGGTGTAGGTGACGACGGTGGTTTTCTTTACAAGAAATACCTTGCATCATTTAACCGCAACATGAACAAGGCTCGCCAGAACCTAGGACTCTCGGCAGTTAACAGCAAAGAGTTTGACGAAACCCGCCCAAGTAGTGATACAGTCCCGACATCCAAACTAGTTGCTAGTGATGGAACAGAGTTTGATCGCACTATCGCAGGGCGGTCTGCATATCAACGTTATGAACAACGCCTTAAGGAGGCAAAGTAATGGCTAAAAAAGTAACTACAAAGGTTTCTGTATCTGCACACAAGAACCCTGCTAAGGGCGGTGCGTGGATGGCTACCTTTACGATTACCAATGAGGACACCAACGAAGTGACCTTTAGCATGGCAACCGCATGGGCTAACCAGCGAGCCTGCAAGGGTTGGTTCAAAGAGCAGGTTATTGAGCGCACTACTCGCAAGTCCATCAAGGTCGACGTCACCTCTGTCGATGAGAACGAGAAGCCAACATCACTTCATGGGTCATTGACCTTTAAGTCTTAATAAACACAACGGGGGCAACATGTACGACATCATGCAGTTAACACCGATGAAGCGCAACTGGCTTCTTCGAACCTCAAACATACCCAGACGGTTTCTGGGATTAGAACCCTCCGATATCATTGAGCACACTGGCTCTTTTCCTAAGCAAGTAGAGTCATGGGTTAACAATGTCCTCGAGGGAAACGTCATTAAAAGTATCGGTCACCTAGGAGAGACAGGCGTAGGCCTTCTCTTCGACGGTGGTCCAGGGTTAGGGAAGACCACCCATGCGGTAGTTGCTGCGATGGAGATCATCCGCCGTATGCCCGAGGACGATCACTCAGTTGCAAACTTGTTCAAGTTAAATGCCAGCGATATCAGTATGGCTTTTCGTCCTGTTCATTACCTGACCTACCCTGAATTCTTGTCGTACAAGAAGTCCTCTTTTGATTCTGCAAAGAATGAGAACCAGAGTCTTAAGGACAAGTTGGATGGCTTACACGGTCGATCCGAGTATGACTGGCTAAACGTCCGAGTACTTATCATCGATGACCTTGGAAAAGAGTATGGGTCTAAGTACGACGACGCTTCTTTTGATGAGATTCTTCGCATCAGGTACGACCGCGCTTTGCCGACAATTATTACAACAAATGTTAAACTTGAGAACTGGGATACGCAATACTCGGATGCTATGGCAAGTTTTGCTAATGAAGCCTTCATCAGAGTTCCCATCATCGGTTCAGATTTGCGAGCGTGGAAAGGATGAACACAGTGACCACTTGGCGCACCATTCAGATGTTCATCTCCGCTGGAGGAGCAGGCGTATTTGAGGTAGAGGTGGATACCGATACCCGTGACGTTCGATGCAACTGCCCTGTGTGGGTTAAAGATGGCTTTTGCAAACACACTCGCTTTGTTAACCAAAAGGGTAAGACCTATCGAGGTAACTACTTGATCCATCTGCCTACCGAGGTTCCAGAAGAAGAACTAGAAGATGCGATTGAGGATCCTGTTAAGTTTCGCAACTTGATTCTTAAGTATTCTCCTATTGAGGTAATATGAAAAATGGTGACATTTCGAACCAAACTCCTCCTCGTATCATTGTCCTTATTGACGTTGTGGCTGTTAGCGAAGTTGTGGAGTCAAAAAAGTTACTCCGAACAACCGAAGAAAAAAAGATAACACGACTAAACGCACCTGCATTAAGTCAGTTATGGAACTTAGGAAATAAGTTTGGTTTGTCCATTGAACTTGCCGCATATGCGGATGACTTATGGACTCAAGAACACTTAGATACTTTTATGGAGCGGCTAGACCGACGAGGTGCCAATCCGTTTAACTATGCAGAACTTTATTCAGACATAGAGAACTTCATAGATGATTTACCCTACAGAGCAAACTTCAAGGGCGTTATCGACCTTCCTGGTAGAGTCGCTCGGTATGGGTCGTGGGGCGTTGAATTAAGTAATTTATAAAGGGGGAAATACATGGACAACGAAAATCGGTTAATTAGTAAGGTAATTCGTGAACGAGACATCGTTCCTGCACTGCAAAGAAAAGTTGACGCTACATGGTTTCTAGACTCCGATAACCGCAAGGTATGGGAGTTCATTGTTAAGCACTACTCGGATTACAACGAGATACCTTCTGACATTGTTGTTAATGACCACTACCCAAACTACAACGTATTAGAAGATAAAGACATCGCTGACAATGTCGAATACATGCTCGACACGATGGTGGCTCTTCGTAAGGAGATGATCACTCGTCAGGGTCTTGAGGCTTCGGTTGAACAAGTCCGCATCTCAGATTACGACGGCGCCCTCCTTCAAATGGAGAAGACCATCACTCGTGTTAATGAGCAAGGTGTCCTTGGTACGCATGAGATCGACTTGAGTAAAGACACACAGGATCGTTATGAAGAGTACTTAAAACTACAGAATGAAGAGTTCCTTGGTATTCCCACAGGATTTGAGAAGATTGATGAAGCAACCGCAGGTTTACAGGGCGGTCAGTTAATCACGATCATTGCTCCGCCAAAGACAGGTAAGTCACAGATCGCGTTGAAGATGGCAATTAATGTGCACGAACAAGGCAAAGTACCTATGTTCCAATCATTTGAGATGAACAACAAAGAGCAACAGCAACGCCATGACTCTATTAGAGCCAACATCTCTCACACACGTTTACGTCGAGGAAAGTTACACACTGCTGAAGACACTCGATATAAAGATATGCTCCAACGAATGGGTGGAATGCAGTCATTTAACTTAATTGACGCAGTAGGTGGGTTAACAGTATCTGCATTATCTGCAAAGATTCAACAGACTAATCCTGATGTTGTGTTTGTAGATGGTGTGTACTTGATGTTGGATGAGATTTCTGGAGAAATGAACACCCCTCAAGCAATCACCAACATTACCCGTTCGCTCAAGCGACTAGCACAGCGCATCGATAAGCCTGTAGTTATTACAACACAGACCTTGCTTTGGAAGATGCGTGGCGGAAAAGTTACTGCTGATTCTATTGGTTACTCGTCCTCATTCTTTCAAGACTCTGACGTTATCCTAGGTCTTGAACCCGTAGAGGACGATGAAGAGGTTCGCAAGTTGCGCGTGGTAGCCAGCCGTAACTGCCCTCCGACAGAGACCTCTATTACTTGGTTGTGGGAAGTTGGATGTTTCCATGACGAGTCTGAGACTACCAAGTGCACCTATTGTGCTTCATGGATGTTGAACCGCCCATGATCGACTACGAGAAAGTACTTATAGGTTTAGATCTTAAGTTCACCTCACAACGTGGTGTGGAACTTGAAGGTTTATGCCCGATGCATAAATCGCGAACGGGAAAAGAAGATAACCATCCATCATGGTGGATCAACACTGAGACAGGTATGCACCTATGCTTCTCGTGTGGTTACAAGGGCAACATTTACACACTAGTAAAAGACCTGAAAGATGTTGATTACTTTGATGCTCAGAACTTTGTTAATGAACAGAAAGAGTCAACCGCTGACTACTTACTGTCTCGTCTTCGTGACCTTCCTCAGTATGTAGTTCCAGAGGAGCCTTTAGAGATGTCTGAGGCACGCCTTGCCGTCTTTACAGACCCACCAGAGAAAGAACTACGTAAAAGGTTTATTACTGCGGAGGCCGCGCTTAAGTGCGAGGTTCTGTGGGATCCCAAGAACTCCTCGTGGATATTGCCTATTAGAAGCCCTGAGAACTATAGTTTGTGGGGATGGCAAGAGAAAGGCGCCCAAGGACGCTTCTTTAAGAACCAGCCAGGAGGAGTCAAGAAGTCCCGTACAGTGTTTAATGTCAAGAACATGAGCACCGATACAGTGATCATTGTGGAATCGCCCCTTGATGTAGTTCGTCTAGAAACCGTAGGGTACACAGGAGCCATCTCTACCTATGGAGCAGCCACAAGCGACAGTCAGGCAAAGATACTTCGAAATGCTCGCACCGTTATGGCGGCATACGACAAAGATGATGCAGGACGTAAAGCCTCAGAAGAGGTGTTAGGATACGCTCGTAAGTACGGTATTAACCTCATGTTCTTTAATTACAATGGCATCGATGTCAAGGATATTGGAGACATGACTGAAGAGCAGATCCACTGGGGCATCAAGCATGCTCGCCATATGGTGGAAGGAAAGGATGCATACACATGGATTTAAGAGACAAAGACCGCCCCTTGCACGTGTGCTTGTGCGGGTCTATTCTGTGGAATGTGAAAGCAACCTTTGAAGAAGGAGAGATATCTTTATACATGCTCGACATGGAATGCGCCCTTTGCGGAAATTTAGCAACGGCTCCTACCCCTCTCGATGTTTAAGGGTCAATTAAAGCCCTACCAAGTTGAGTCGGTAGACAAAATGGTGGAGCGAAAGCAAATTCTTGTAGCCTTTGAAATGGGAACAGGTAAAACTGTCATGACGATTGCCGCATTAGAAGCGTTGAACATAGACAAGCCCATTCTGGTTATTGCACTATCAAGTTTGAAATACCAATGGCAAAAAGAAATTACTAAGTTTTCTGACTCTACATCCACAGTCGTAGATGGGTCTAAGTCTGCACGCGAGAAGCAGTGGGCGGCAAGTAGTAGGTACACTATCTGTAACTATGAAGCCGTTGTTAATGACTGGGATGTTGTGAGCAAGATTGAATGGGGCGCAGTTGTCTGTGACGAAGCCACCGCTATTAAAGGCTTCCGCTCTCAACGTTCCAAGAAAGTCAAGCAACTCTCAAAAGGTATCGATGTTAGGTTTGCGCTGACTGGTACACCAATTGAGAACGGACGCCCAGAAGAATTGTATTCTATTTTTCAATTTGTAGATCCATCATTATTAGGACGATTTGATTTATTTGATCAGACGTTTATCGTGCGAAATCATTTTGGTGGTGT